GACTGCTCTAATAAAAACACACACACCACAAATGAAAACGTTATTCCCGAAACAACAAGAGTCTGTTGATTTCATTCTACGCGCACTAACAGACCACCGCTGTGCTTTGGACTCTAGCCATACCGGAGTCGGCAAGACAGTCATTGCTTGTCGCGTAGCTAAAGAGTTCAAACAATTTGTAGCAGTTGTCTGCCCGAAGATTGTCATCCCCCATTGGGAGCGTGAACTTCACGAGGTGGGCATCGCACCTATTTTTGTTACTAATTACGAGAAACTTAAGCTAGGTACTCAGTACATTACAAAGATAGGGAAGAAAATATTCCGTTGGCACCTACCGCCAGACACTCTTATTATTTGGGACGAATGCCACAAGTGTAAATCTCCGTTTAGTCTGAACTCGCAGATGCTAGTATCGGCAAAACAAGCTGGATACCACAACCTGCTGTTATCCGCCACCGCTTGTCAGGACCCTACAGAGATGCGTTCATTGGGTTTTGCGTTGGGTCTGCACTCCCTTAATAAAGCAGACGGCAAACTAAAAAGCTGGCCCTCGTGGATGATGCAGTACGGGTGTAGAAAAGACCAGTGGCACAACTGGGTAGCCGGACCTATAGCCAAGCTCGTCACGCTTAACAAGGAGCTCTATACCAGAAACTGCGTAAAGCTAGTACCGTCCGATCTACCTTCCGCATTTACCGATAACCATGTTATCACGGAACCACTTGAGTTTTCTTCACGGTTCTACATCGATAAATACTACGATGACCTAGAGCTTACAGGTGAAATTATCGACGAGTTGCTGGAGAAGGGGAGACTTAGCTCACATGTGCTTGTCGAGATATTACGCGCCCGTCAACTTGCCGAAGTTGCAAAAGTACCTGATATTTCTGGTATGATTAAAGATGCGTGCGCTGAAGGGTTCAGTGTCGCTGTGTTTGTAAACTTTGTAGATACCGTCAAACTGCTATCCAATCTGTTTAAGGACGCATCTGTAATTGTAGGCGGTCAGTCTGCAACGGTGCGGGAAGATAACGTGCAGAGGTTCCAAACAAACCAGACAAACGTAATCATCTGCAACATCGCAGCCGGAGGTGTGGGCGTTTCATTACACGACACAGAAGGTGGGCATCCGAGAATGAGCCTCATTTCGCCGACGTTTAACGTCAAAGACTACATCCAAACGTTGGGCCGTATTCACCGTGCAAATGCCAAAAGCCCCGCAATTCAAAGGGTCTTGGTCACCTCACAAACAATTGAAGAAAAAATTGTTGACAAGTTGGAACAAAAGCGTTTGTCTCTGGACACGCTTCACGCGAAACCAGAACCACAATAACTATAACCACTAAAACATATGAGTCTAGCTAACGTCGAAAAAGAAGCCATGAAACGTAAAAACCCGTACAAAGAATCGGTTACTTTGATTGATTTTATGGCTGGTGTAGCCTTTTTAGGGTACGCCACAAATAAATTCGAAAACATTGTTGTGCCTGAAGGTAGTACTTTGGGAGAAGAAGTAGCCCGCGAAAGTTACGCATGGGCGAAAGCAATGTGTAAAGCACGAGGAGAGTCTTTCGAATGAATACATCAGACCATTCCGAACGTGCTCACGCTGAGTTCGGCCCTTCATCTCTCAAGTATGTTTCACTCTGCGCCGGATATCACGGCAAAGAAGGAAAGAACGCAGCCTCCGATAAAGGCACACGCATCCATGAGGCACTTGAGGTACGCGATCCGTCCGCCCTTATGGACGACGACGAAGTACAGATCTACGAGCGCATGGTGGCTGAAGAGGATGAGGTCTTCCAGAACGTCTTCGGCGGTACTGACGGCGTAACGATCAATCGTGAGATGCGCCTTGTACTGGATCTCGACTGCGAGACACCGACATTCGGTACATCCGACATCGTAGCTTGGAAAGGAAACGTCGGTCTTCAGGTGGACTACAAGACTGGCATCAGCAAGATCGACGAGCCACTGATTAACTGGCAAGCCAAAGCGTACGTACTTGCGGCGTTCCAGATGTATCCGGAACTGGAGACCATCCACTTTGCATTCTTAATCCCGAAACGCGATGAGATCCTTGTCGGTACTTTCCATCGGTTTGAGATGGACGACCTACGTAAACAGATTTCTACTGTTATTAAGAAGGCCGAAACGACTAGACCAAAATGGGAAAACAAGACCATCGACATCGATGACCTTAACCCTACCGTGAACTGCCGCTTCTGCCGACATGAGGATCACTGTCCGGCATTGGGCGCAGTCGCAATCGAAGTCGTCAAACGGTATAGACCGGACCTACTGCCAGACGGACCCATCGCTTCTGGCGAGGTTGACGATCCAGCTACAATCGAAAAGCTCTATGTCGTAGCCAAGATCGTAGAGAATTGGGCTTCCGGTATCAAGCATAAGGCTACAGGCATGGCGCACGAAGGCGTTGAGTTCGAGACCCTCAAGCTCAAGTCAATGGGTGCGCTTAAGAAGACCATCGAGAAAAACTACCTTGCGCAGCTCGCAATTAAGCACGGACTTGAACTTAATGAGATCATTGAGGCCGCTGACTTGACAATGGGTCAGCTCTCAAAAGCCCTGCATGATAAGGCTCCGAAAGGAAAAAAATCTTTTGTTGTTGACAGCTTCGAGAAAGAAGCTATTGATCTCGGCGTTGTCGAGGTTGGTTCAACACGATACACACTTTCCTCAAAATGAGGAGAAAGGGAGTTACGGCTGTCCCCTTCAGTAAGCAACAAGCAACAACCGATCAGAAACGAGAAATAGTAATATGAGTACAGAAGCACTAAGCACAAGCACATCGACTGGTCTGGCATTTGCCGCACAAGACATCGATATCCCACGCCTCAACGTCATCCAAAAGATGTCAGAGATCGAAGGGCCTATCGGATCAGTCGTCATCGACAAGGACTCCGTTCTCCTTGAAGCCGAACAGAAAACTCCGGTAGTCGTGATCGGAGCTATCAAGCGGTGGAAAGAAGACGTTCCGTTCGGCGAGGACTACATCCCCAAGATCGTGTCCAACGAACTGGATGCCAAGTCGCTCGCTGCCGAAAGCAGTTACGACGTGACTGAGTTCGCGGAAATCATCCTCTTGATCCCACAGATCGGTGAAGATGATACCCTGTTCCCCTACCCGATTGGTGATACCAATTACCAGATCGGTCGCATCACCGTTCAGAAGGACGCATACCGCTTGACCTACAAGCGCCTGTTCACCTTCTCGACGTTCAACCCCAACATTCCTATCGCTTCACGCTTCTGGAATTTCGGTACCGAACTGATGTCCAAAGGGAAATACAGCTGGTATGTCCCTACCCTTGCACACACCAAGGACGACGCACCAGCCGAAGTCGCAGAGTTCGCTGCACGTCTTACCAAAGGAGGGAATGACTAATGAGCGCGATCGTACTTGATAACCCACTCACGCTCCTTAAGCGGGAGTCGGACTCCATCCGCACCGTAATCACTAAGATCGACGGCGATATCCGCCAACTCAACGATCAGATTACTGAGTTGATGGTCCAGAAAGCATCTTTGAATCTTGTGGCGACTGCCCTCGATAACGAGATGGACCGCATCCGACTTGCTCCGGAACAACTGGAGTTTGATCTGGAAGTAGAGTAACTACACCCAACCCGCACAGTACACTCATTAGGTGTATTGTGCGGGTTCACTTTATCCTCACGACACATATGATAACTTACGCAGTGGACTTTGAGTCCTACTACGATGGGGATTGCTCCATCACAACTTTAGGCCCTAGAGGCTATTTCTCACACCCACTATTCGACGCCTATATGATTACCGTTGTAGGCGATGACGGGTTTGTCTATGCCGGATGTCCGAGAGAATTTGATTGGTCGATCCTTACCGACCACGCTGTGCTTTCCCACAACGCCGCATTCGACCAAAGCCTCTATCTGTATGGCGTAGAAGTCGGTTGGTTCAAGCCATGCAGTCCTGCTGAATGGCACTGCACCGCAGACATGACTGCATTCTTAGGTCTACCGAGATCCCTCAAAAACGCCTCAGCCACCGTGTTCGGTCTGGAAGTCAACAAGACTACCCGCGACAACATGAAGGGCAAGCAATGGGCCGCGATGACAGATGACTTTAAAAAAGAAGTCACCGAGTACGCAGTTAAAGACTCCGAACTCTGTCTTCGCTTGTGGCAAGAACTGTCCGATAAATGGCCCCAAGTCGAGCGGGATATCAGCTACTTGAATCGCAGAGTCGGGCAGCGCGGCATTCCGATTGACACTGAACTCCTCAAGAAGAACCTTGAGAATATTCGTACTGAGCTGTTTAACGCAGAGCAGTCCATTCCGTGGATTTCGGAACACACCCCGCTATCACGCAAAGCGTTCAACGAGCAGTGCCGTAAGCAAGGCATCGAACCACCAGCCTCTATTGCTGCTGGTAATGAAGATGCCGACAAATGGTTTGCTGCATTCCAAGACGCATGTCCGTGGGCGAGGGGCGTGCAAAACTACCGCCGCATCAACGCATTCCTCCGCAAGCTCGAAGCGTTCGATTCCGGTACGATGCCTGATGGCAGGTATTACGGCGGACTGATGTACTGCGGAGCTAACCCGACAGCCCGATTCAGCGGCAGCGGCGGAAACCTTAACTTGCAAAACCTTCCGAGGGATGAGATGTTCGGAGTCAACTTCCGCCACATGATCCGACCCAAAGAGGGCTACAAGCTGGTCGTCGTTGACCTTTCACAGATCGAGGTGCGTACCTTGTGTTGGCTTGCTGAAGACAGGAAAGCCCTAAACCTTATCCGCGATTCGGACGACATCTACCATGCGTTCGGTGTGCTGTTGGGACTACACAATCCGGACAACGGTCCGTTGAAAGAGTACGACAAGCAGTTGCGGCACAAGGTGAAATCAATCGCGTTGGGCTGCGGATACGGAATGGGGGCCACCAAATTCTCTACATTCAGTGGTATGCCCATCGAAGAAGCAGAGAAAGCAGTTAAGCTGTACCGCGACCGTATGCCGACAGTGCCGAAGTTCTGGCGTTCACTCGACCAGAATATGGCAACCGCCTGTGCTGTCGGAGAGCCTTTCGAGCTAGAGCTTCCGTCCGGTCGATCACTCCGATATGGAAAGATCAAGCGGATGAAGGAGGCTGGTTCGGTCAATCGATTCCGCCACATCGGAAAGATCGTCCGTAACGGACAGCTGCGGGACTTCCCCTTGTGGGGTGGTATCCTTACTGAAAACTTGTCTCAAGGTTTAGCCAGAGACATCTTCTCAGACATGATGCTCCGCGTTGACGCGGCGGGATTTCCAGTTATCCTGCACGTTCATGACGAAATGGTTTGCGAAGTACCGGAGGCACAAGCCGAAGAAGCTCTTGCAAAGATCCTAGAAATCATGCACACGCCACCGCAGTGGATTCCGGATATTCCGGTAGCCGCTGAAGGACACATTCTTGACTACTACACCAAATAACAACCGTGCAGTCGGCACGTCATCAACCGACACAACGTTTATGAAATACAGATACCTTAAAAATCATCGCGCAACTACAGTAACCGTAATCGACGACCCATCAACCCTATCATTTAACAAACCACAGTTTGCCTCTAAGGCTGAGTATCGGGCATGGTGCGCCGATGCAAACACCGACCACTGTTTCTATTCTATGGCAGAGGGCGACAGCCCAAACGCCCGCATCAGCGAAGACAATCCAGTCCATAAGATACACGGATTTGTCGCTGACTTCGACGCTCCTGTCGATTGGGACAAGATCGACGAGACTCTCAAGATCCGCTGCGAGGGCGGACACATGCCAACATGGCGTACCAAAACTCAGTCTGGTTACATCCGACTTGTGTGGGAATTTGACAAGCCACTTCCACTCGCTCCAGCACTTGCCGACTCCTTTATGAAGCGGTTGAGTGACGCGCTCAAAGCATCGATGCTGCTTGCAGGTTTCGACAAGACCAGCTTGAAGGTGTCGCAGTACTTCGAGTTGGGCGCAGACTGGACCCGTATCGGGGACCCTATTGCCATATCCTTTGTCCGTACCGTGTTGCTGAAATCGGCAAACGATACACCGATCAAGACCGACGAAACCAACATCCCGCTCGATGACATCGCAGCGGAAGTTGCGCGTAAGTTCCCGAACCGATGGAAAGGTGAGTTCACCGTAGGTGCTCGCGGACCACTGTTCTGGATTGACGACGGCATCGACCGCGACGGCTGTCAGGTACGGGAAGACGGAATGATCTGCTACTCAGACCGTGCGGGTACAGGGTTCAAGTCGTGGGGTTCAATCTTCGGTAAGAAGTTCGTTGACCAGTACGAGGAGAAGAAACTGTCTACTCTACTAGACCAGTACTGGTTCAATGGCAAATCATTCTACAAGCTCCTTAACGGCGGACCTGTGGTAATCCCCAAAGAACAATTGGTACTCGAACTCCGTAAGGCTGGCTTCAGCCCCAAGCTCAAGAAGAACCAGACGGTGTCGGAGATCGAACAAGCCATCCTCACTATCTCCAACGACTGTCGTGTCGAAGAAGTCGCACCTGTCGTGTTCTCCAAAGAGCGAGTGGTTGACTACTACGGCAGGAAGATCCTCAACAACTGTAGGGCAAACGCCGTGCAGCCAGCCGACAACGGAGATCCAGCTAACTGGCCGTGGATTCATTCGTATCTCATGCCGTTCTTTGCAAAAGACAGTGATGGTAAGGAGACGCTGCCGTACTTCCTAGCATGGTTCCAACGCCTGTACAAAGCGGTACTTGAATGCCGACTTGATCAAGGGCAACTGATGATCCTGTTGGGACCAGCCGGACACGGTAAGACCCTACTCACCAACAAAATTATTGGTGCTTCGGTCGGCGGGTTTAGTGATGCCTCGGACTATCTGTCAGGCAAGACCAGCTTCAACCGTGACCTCTGCGGATCTGCCGCTTGGGTTGTAGATGACCAGACAGCAGCAGCGACCTACGCCGACCAGCGCAAGTTCGTCGAGCTTACCAAAAGATGTGTAGCCAACCCTAGACTTGAGTACCATGCGAAGTATGCGGATGCTATCCCGTTGCCGTGGTCCGGTAGGGTTATGATGTCCCTCAACCTTGATGCCAACTCCCTTGCCGCTCTGCCGTCACTTGACAGCAGCAACCGAGACAAGATCATTGCGTTACGTATCAACAGCGGACACAAGGTAAAGTTCGGCTCAAATGAGTTCGTCGAGAACACGATCAACACCGAACTTCCGTTCTTCCTCAAGTGGCTTTACGACTGGCGGGTACCGATTGAGATAAAGGACTCCAACCGATTCGGCGTTAAGACTTACATTGACTCATTCATCGAAGCCGCAGCTTACGACAACAGCTCCCGCTCCGCCATTGCGGAGATGGTGGAGTTCTTCGCTAAGAAGGTCCGTGAAACCGTATCTCTTACCAAGTGGCGCGGCACTCTTACTGAGTTCACCGTTGTGCTACAAGAATGTAACGGCGGTCGTAGCGTCGGCAACAGCGGAAATCTGGAGTTCGTCCGTCGCGGCATGACGGTCCTCGAAGAGGTAAGTCAGCACAACAAGAACGTCCGTCCGGTACGGAGCAAGGGTCAAGGTGGCGGCAAGATCTGGGAGATTGATCTCTCAGAGGCGTACGACATCGATCAAGGCGGCGACTTCTAAGAAATCAACGGACCCGCTTCTTCGTGATCTTCACGGAGGGCGGGTTCAGTTCTGAGATGGGTACCACAAACTCATCAGAGAAAGATAGCTTGCCATCATTTGGATCAACATTGCCTTTAGGCAGGAAGGTTGCTTTCGCAATAAACTCTTTTGCTGGCAACCAACCAATAATAGTGGCGAGAGTCATTTGTTGGTTACACCTAACGAAATAGTAGACATTACATTTGCTGCCTATCTTTTCTGCACTGGACTCTGCACCGTACACGCGAGCCACATAATGGGGTTCCGGCACACTAGCGGCCTTAGTCGTTTTCACGTCAATGGTTACGCCGTCTGGCATAGTGATGTCGTAAGCGAAGTTTACGTCGCCTACTCTACTGCCTCCGATCTCGCGGTGGACAAGCATCTCGCCCATCATTCCGATCTCGTTGCCGCGACCCCTTGCGATTGAGCCCCTGAGCACACCCATCGCTTTGGCTTC